CTGGAAATTTAGGTACCCCATTACCCAGGTGACCAACGCAGAATCGGTGCTAATATTTACGCTGTGGCCAATCGCATACTCGTACCACAGCGGATTCGCCGTCTCAGGAACAACGTCCATGAACGTGTGCGACAACGAAAAGTGGCCGAACAAGTAGATTACGTTCCAGAAATTGCACATGACGAGCAGCGCATACGCCGCAAGCGGAGTGTATCCCGCTTGCGCGTAGAAAACCCAAGGCAGCACAATATGGCACGATATCATGCACGCTGCTTCTATTATATGAAACCACTTTTTTTGCGCCGTCGGTGCTGTTTGTATCGCGGAAATTACGCGTTTCGGGTGGAGGTAGTATGTCCAAAATCCGTGCACCATAATGCCGTTCACTACCGGCAGAAACAACCACGACTGGAAGCGCATCCACCATCGATTCATATACCGCGAAGCGGCTCGACCGTTGGTATTTTCTTCAAATGCCGTTTTAAAAAATGCCACCGCGGGTGTTGTATCCAGGTCAATATCGTATTTAACCTTTTGCGGAGTTGCATGGTGCTTGTGATGCATCGCGTTCCAAAGGGTGCTGCTCATCCCACCGGCCAATCCCATCATAACCATTTGAATTCCACGATCAACCGACTTATTTCCAGTCAAGCTGAGATGCCCACCTTCATGCTGTAACCACCCGCAACGCGTTTTAAACATAAGAAATGCAAACATGGATGCATAAATGTTATGCGGAGCGAGCCACACACCCACTCCGAAGAAGAACGCGATTTCCAACATGCGAAAATATACATGAATCAGGTCGGGTTCAAAGCATCCTAAATCCACTAATTTTGCGCGCATATTCAAATAGTCTTGCTGAATTTCGTCATTAGATGCTGCTGGTGCCGGCGTATTGTCATGAGTTTCGGCAGTAGTATCTACTTCTATTTCAATTTCATTTGTGCGAGGAAGTGCTGCCAGATAGCGTTTTGCAACACTGGACCTCGCGTGAAATTCACGAAATGCGTTTCCAGCGTCGTCGCCATTTGCACCAGCATATCCTATAATGCTACCTCCTGGGTGGTCAAAATTCGTTACATCATACGTTACACCGTCTATCTTAATTGTTTTAGGTTTGGGTGCTGCGGTATACATTTTATTTTAATTTATTTTAATTTTAATTATTAATTCACTTTTTGTTATGCATATATTAAATTATATTTTAAATTTTAAATGGTATTGTGAAATATAAGATAATGAATAATAATATAAAAACAAATTGATTGCAACATGGTAGTGGTCCGCAATCAACATCACATTATACAGAAGACGAATACCAGCAACAACACGTGTAAAGAAACTGAAAAAAATGTGTGACGATTTGCGAGAACATATGGATATAGATGGGGTGGTTGTATCATCACAACAGCTGCACCCCCATGCTAACACCATGACTAACACCATGACTAATGACAGCAATGACAATAGTGACGAATCTGAACGCAGGCGCACGCTCTTAACAGATAAGTATTACGAAACTCCTTGGACATTAATTTCGTCCTATTTTGAAAACAATCATTTGTCTCGACTGGTGCGACACCAGCTCGAGTCATATAACAAATTTGTTACCGACATGATGCCCGCGACAATCGACATGTTCAATCCGGTAAGTATCTCATCTGAACATGACTACGATCGCGCTTCCAGAAAACACGCGCTAACCGTTCAAATTTCATTCAGCAATTTCAGTATTCACCGCCCTCAAATTCACGAAAACAATGGCGCAACACAGCTCATGTTCCCTCAAAAGGCACGACTTCGAAATTTTACATACGCGTCCACGATGACGGTGGATATGCACGTTCAATACATCGTTCGAACTGGCGAAAATTTGAGCAACATTCAGACGCTGCACAACACGTTTCCAAACATCCACATCGGCAAGCTGCCCATCATGCTTAAATCCAATATTTGCGTGTTGACGCAGTATGCGCACCTCAGCACTGACGTCACCGGCGAGTGCTCCCACGATGCTGGCGGCTATTTTATTATCAATGGTAGTGAAAAGACCATCCTTGGACAGGAGCGAGCTGCGGAGAACAAAGTGTATTGCTTCAACGTGTCGAAGGGAAACACCAAGTGGAACTGGACTGCAGAAGTGAAATCCGTTCCGGATTACAAGCACATTTCTCCGAAACAAATCAATATAATGATCGCCGCGAAATCAAACGGTAGCGGTAACCCCATTTACGTTCAGATACCGCGTATCAAAACGCCGGTTCAGTTGTTTGTATTGTTTCGCGCACTGGGTGTCATATCCGACAAGGCCATTTGTGAAATTATCATGCTGAATTGCAACCAGCCAACTGCATCTGGTGCGGCGGACATTGACGGCCAGAGTCGCGCCGAATTCAAACTATTGATGGATTCGCTGACCGGCTCAATTGTCGACGCGAATACAGTGTTGACACGCGAGGAAGCGCTGCGAATCATCGCCAGTAACGTCATGTTTTCTCCAATGAACGCTGACAAGGAATCCAGCGTGAAACGCAAAAGCGATTTTGCAACCGATGTTCTTACCAACGACTTATTCCCTCACTGCCAAACCCCAAAACAGAAACTGTATTTCCTGGGTTATGCCGTCTCGCGGCTTATAAAAACCAGTGTCGGTATAACGCCACAAGACGACCGCGATTCGTATCTGAACAAGCGCATCGACACTCCCGGAATTCTCATGAACAACCTCTTTCGCAACTACTTCAACAAAATGATAAAGGATTTATCCAAACAAGTCATTCGCGAAATCAACACGGGTTCGTGGCGTTCCACCGAAAATCACATGCAAATCATAACCAAGACCAATGTGTCGAAGCTGGTAAAGTCAACAACCATCGAAAACGGATTGAAACGCGCGCTATCTACCGGTGATTTCGGAATCAAGGGCATGAACCCGAGCAGCAAGGTTGGCGTGGCGCAGGTTCTGAATCGTCTCACATACGTTTCGAGTTTGAGCCATCTGCGACGCGTAAGCACGCCTATTGACAAGAGCGGGAAGCTCATTGCTCCTCGCAAATTGAACCCGTCAACATGGGGTTATTTCTGTCCAGCCGAAACACCGGAGGGTGGGAGCGTCGGTGTTGTTAAGAATATCAGCTATATGACACACGTGACAATTCCATCGTCATCGGAATCCATTTACGCCCAAGCGGAGCCGTATATAACGAGTTTGGAAGACTGTGCGTCTCCGATGGATACCTATGACCGTGTGAAAGTATTCGTTAATGGTGCATGGATTGGAATTGCAAAGGACCCGATGCGAATGTATACGGATTTTAAGCGCAAAAAAATGGCAGGTCTCATCAACGTGTATTGTTCGGTGGTGTTTGATTACAAGCAGCAGGAAATCCGCATTTGTAATGATGGGGGTCGTCTCACGAGACCGCTGCTCAAAGTTGAAAACAATTTGCCGTTCCTAACGCAAGACGTGATTCGCGCCGTAAAAGAGGGTGCGCTGCAATGGGATGACTTGATGCTTACCACGAAACTGTCTACGTCGGTAATAGAATACATTGACCCCGACGAGCAGAATTTCAGCATGATTGCAATGACGCCAAAACATTTGAGGCAGAATGAGCGCGACGGTTCCGAGTCAGGTGGTGGCGGTAGTATTGGTAGTATTGGTAATATTGGTAGCCAGGGGCTCATGAAATATACGCATTGTGAAATCCACCCCAGCACCATATTCGGCGTGTTGGCATCGTGCATTCCATTCCCCGACCACAATCAAGCTCCGAGAAACACGTATCAGTGTGCCATGGGTAAGCAGGCAATGGGCGTATATGTCACCAACTACCACTGGCGTCTGGATAAAACCGCATATGTGCTGTCATATCCATCTCGGCCATTGGTGGATACGCGCATCATGGGCATGATAAAGTTGGACAAGATTCCATCTGGTTCTACCATCATTGTCGCCATTATGACACACACGGGTTACAACCAAGAGGATAGTGTTCTTGTGAACCAGGGGTCTATTGACCGCGGGCTCTTCATGACAACCGTATACCATACCGAGAAGGACGAGGACAAGAAAATCAACGGCGATGAAGAAATTCGGTGCCGCCCAGACCCAACGAAAACAAAGGGTATGAAATTCGGCAATTATGGGAAAGTGAATGCACGCGGCATTATTCCGGAAAACACGCTTGTTGAAAATCGCGACATTCTAATTGCAAAGGTGGTGCCAATCAAGGAGAATCGAAACGACCCGATGAAGGTAATAAAGTTCGAAGACATGAGTCGGATTCACAGGACGACCGAAGAAACGTATGTGGACAAGACGTATATGGAACGCAATGGCGAAGGATACACATTTGCTAAAGTTCGCACGCGCATTCTGCGCAAGCCGGTTATAGGTGACAAATTCTCGTCGCGTCACGGGCAAAAGGGAACGTGTGGTAACATCATCCCAGAATGCGACATGCCATATACGGCGGATGGAATTCGTCCGGACATTATTATCAATCCGCACGCAATCCCGTCGCGCATGACGATTGGGCAGCTCAAAGAAACGCTGCTTGGTAAAGTGCTGGTTCATATGGGTTTGTTTGGAGATGGCACGTCATTTGGCGACCTGGACATTGGAGACATCAGCACCGAACTACTTAGGCTGGGCTTTGAAAAGCACGGCAATGAGCTAATGTATAGCGGTCTCACGGGCGAACAGATTGAGAGTGACATCTTCATGGGTCCCGTGTTTTACCAGCGCCTGAAACACATGGTGAACGACAAGCAGCACAGCCGTTCGATTGGCCCCATGGTCAATCTAACCCGCCAGCCGGCGGAGGGTAGGTCGCGCGATGGCGGTTTCAGGTTTGGTGAAATGGAACGCGATTGCACGATTGCGCATGGAGCGGCGCGATTCACTCGTGGACGCTTGTATGACTGCTCGGATAAGTATCAAGTGAACGTGTGCCGCCATTGCGGAATGATTGCGGTATTCAATGACGCTATGGGTATCCATGTGTGCAAAACCTGCGACAATCGAACCGATTTCGCATATGTTGAAATTCCGTATGCGTGCAAGTTGCTGTTTCAGGAACTTCAGACGATGAACGTGGTTCCGCGCATTATGACGTAATGACGTGGCTTATATTATCTCGATATTCTCTATATATCGATTACGATAACTTGGTTTCAAGAATTTGTAATTTATAATTATTGTATATTTTAGGAATAATATCTACCAACTAACAATTGAACCAAAAATAAAAAATAATTATATTTACTATTATATTATTATATACATACCAATTAATAACCAAATTATTTTTATTTTAACACAACAACAACAACAACAACTGAAATGGCGACCTATCATAATGGCTCCCTCAATAAAAGCTCCGAAGGCGAAACTCTCCGATTTACATTGCGACGCGCATGGAATGGACAAGCTGCAAGCGGCACAATCAATGGACAAAAGTACATCAATACCCCGTTTCGCGTTGTTAATAATGCGGGCGATTTTTTAGTTAGACAGAATTATTCTTCCGGCGGACCCAATCAGGTCAATGGTGTCAAGCAGAGCATTTCTGGTGCATGGCGCACTTCGGCTGGACACGTGCGCGCAATGAATGACGGTTCGGGCATTCCATCTGCAAATTGCAATCCAAAATACGTGTATGACAGTTCTAACTACACAACGTATCGAAAGCAGCGCGCAGTCAACAAAAACTACAGCGACATCAGCGAAGGTGGTGACGAAAGCAATGCGTCATATTCCGCCATTCGCAGAGTAAGGCGGTTTTAAACTTCGAATTATGATATAAATATAATATAATAAATATAATATTGGATACTGTAATAAACTGACAATATTATAAAAAATAAATAATAAAAAAGCACAAACACGACTGCATGGATACTATAATGACCGCGAATTCAAAAGAACATGGTGCCGCCACGATGGTAAAATATAGACAGCGCGTTGCATTACCTGACCGAAAAATTACAGCCGAGCGAATCATTACGCAGCATCCTACGCGTATCCCGGTCGTGGTAGAATGCAGCGAACAACTCCAGCAAGAGCATCCACTTTCCAAAAATAAATTCGCAGTTCCTTACGATTTGACTCTCGCGCAATTCCTGTTTGTCATTCGCAAACACATGAAGCTTCAACCCGAATATGCCATATATGCGTTCATTAATAACCGTCTTCATCCAACCACAACGCCTATCGGAACAATATATGCTCACGAGAAAACAGAAGATGGTTTCTTGTACATTGATATTTATCAAGAATCTACGTTTGGAACGACGAAAATTTAACTGTTGTTGTTGTTGTTGTTGTTGTTGTTGTTGTTGTTGTTGTTGTTGTTGTTGTTGTTGTTG